AGGGCACCCCGCAGGGCGCCCCAGTCGGCCAGGGGGACGGCGGCCGACGTGATGGATGCGACGAACTGGTCCGCGGCGTCGTTGTCGGTGACGTTCGCGTAGATGGCCGCGAAGTCGTCATAGACGATGTTGAGAATGTTGGGGGACGTCCACTTGACGTCCTGCCGTGAAATGTTCAGGTGACCGGCGTACGTGGCCGCGGTGACCGGCATGGAATCGATCAGCAACTTCTGTGACTCCGTCAGTGTCTTCTCCGCGGCTTGCTTCCCCACGGCCACGTGCTGGGTGATACGCGGCCGGTCGAACTTCCCGGCAGGGAGGGGGCGGGTCGAAATGGACGAAATGAACGGCCGCGCCGACACCAGGAAGTTGAGCACCGGCCCCAGGACGGGCCGGGGAATGATGCCGGGGTTGTCGGCGGTGGTCTGGTGGGCGGTGGCGCGTTCGATGGCGGCCCGGGCTTCCGGGTCCCGGCCGACCATGGCCCGGTGTACGGCGATGACGTAGTCCCCGACGGTGGGGAATTCGCGGGTGACGTCGTACTCCGGTTCCGGTTCCCGGTCGGTCCGGGTCTGCGTCGGCCCGGCAGGCACCGACCGGCGCAGGTCCATGACGGCGGCCGTCTGCGTCTCCAGGCCCGAATAGTGGGTGATGGCCGTCTGGAGGTCGTCCAGGCGGGAACGGTCGCGGTCCACCTGCGCCTGTTCGGCGTCGGTCACGTCGCGGTTGTCGTCGGCGGCCCGGTTCACAATGGCTTCGATGCCGGTCCGGACTTCGTCGTACTGCGCGTTCAGTCGGTCAAGATAGGTGCCCATGGCGGCCACTCCGGGAGTCGAAGGGTTCTCGACCGGGTGGCGGCTTGCCCAGTTTCTGTCACGTCCCCGGGTGGCGGCTCAGGGGCCGGGTGGCGGGTGACGCGGGCGCCGGGTGGCGGTTCTCGCGGACGACGCTACGCCCGGGGCGCCGATGTCGTCTAGGTCCGGCGGGGGCGTCGGGTCATTCGGGCCACTTGTAGGCGTCCCCGTAGGGCCGGTGGTCGGATGAGTCGTCATCCTTTAGTAGGCGCGTCCGGTTGGCGTTCCGGGTGGCCCAGGTGGCGTCGATGAGGCGTCCGCCGTGGGTCCCCTTCGGGGGCATGTGGCCCTTCCAGTTCGGCACCAGGGACGGGAACACGTCCGCGATGACGTCGCGCCAGTGGGCGGCGAAGTGGTCCACGTTCCAGTCGGCGGCCAACAGGGCCAGGTCAGGGTCGTGTTGCTTGCGCCAGTTGTTCCAGTGGGTGTGCCACCCCTGTACGGCCGACTTCCAGGCCCGGGCCTGTGCGTTGTCATGGAACTTCGACCCGTTCTGGACCTTCGACGGCAGGTGGACCACGGACAGGAACAGGCGGCGGCCGGTGGCCCGGTGGGTCAGTAGGGCGGTGGTGGCGTAGGTGGTGTGTTTGCGTCCCTGTCCGTCGGTCCAGGTCTTGTCGGTCAGTTTGTGAACGGTCTTCGTGGTCATGGACCAGTCCGACTTGTCCCACATGATCCCGGCATCGGAACAACAGGCGCCCCCGTTGGGGACGTAGGCGCCCCACTCGCCGGGGGCGGCGTCTTTCAGAATCTGCGTCCGTTCGTCGGACCCCACTTCGGTCAGGGTGGCCAGGTTCGCCGACGGGTCGGTGGCGTTGACCAGGCGTCGCATTTGGTCCTGTAGGCCCGACTTCGGGCCGTCGTACAGGGACGACGAGTGGGCGTGACGGGCGGGAGGTTCGCCATTTGCGACGGCGGGGACGCCCGCAATAGTGCCCAGGACGGCCAGAATGGGGCCTAGGACGGCCGCAGGGGTCATGTCCGGGCCTGAGTGCCAAGAGAGTCGAGATAGGCCCGCAGGGCGTCGCGGCGGGGGTGGGTGGGTTCGGCCACGGTCATCACATGTTCCCGGGCCACCCGGACCCCGGCCCCCGCGTACTGCGGCCGGGCGGTGGCGGCGACGTGGGACAGGCCGCAGGCTTCCCGGTACACCAGGCGGTCGTCGTCGGGGCCTTCGGACCGGGACCGGTACACCCGGGCCGATACGGACCACTTGACCAGTTCCCCGGCCCGGGCGGCTTCGGCCGACGGGTGGGTCCGGTCCAGACGGAACGCGGCCACCAGGCCGTCGGATTCTTCCGACAGGGCTACGCACCGGCCCAGGAACCGGTCCCCGTCGTCGCCGAAGTGGCCCAACATGAGGTTTACCCACCGGCCCCCCTTCGTGCAGTCCCGGGCGAAGGAACCGGGGGTGAACGCCTCCCGGTAGAACGTCGTCCCGTCGTCGGTGACCCGGGACGGGATGTTGTACGGGACGGCCAGTCCTTCGACGGTCCACCCGTCCCCTGTGGGTTCCAGGGCCGGGGCGGCCCGTTCGATCACCAGTTCTGTCATGGCGTCTCGTCTTCCTGTGTGTCGTCTTCCTGTTCGTCGTCGGCGTCGTCGTCGGGGTCGGGGTCGGGCACCGGCGGCGGGACGGCGGCCAGGTCCACGGGCTTCGGTCCGCGGCCCAGGACGGTCCGGGCTTCGTCCACCGTCAGAATCCCGGCGGTGGTGTACGTGGTCAGGACCGACGCGGTGGTGGTCTGGTCGGCCCGCATGCGTCCGGCGTAGTCCCATGCCACCGTCGTCCCCCGCGGCATCAGCCACTTCGTGAACGCCTCCGACAGGGGGTGTCCGTAGCGGTCCACGGAGTCGCGGACGAATTCGATGTCCGCCATTTCGACGTTCTGATACGTCATCGACGGCCCGGACAGGCCCAGTTTGTATGACGGAATTCCCAGCATCATGGCCACGGCGGCGGCGTTCCACTGCCGCGACTCCACCAGTTGCGCGGACTCCGCGTTCGACACCACCGGCGTCAGGACGTACCCCGACGGGAGGACCACCGGTTCCCGGGTGGTGGTCATTTCCCGCCACTTCGCTTTCAGTTCGTCGGCCTGCGACTGGGTGAGTACCTGCGGCGCCTGTAGGACCGCGGGAGGCAGGGCGCCACCGGCGAAATAGGCGCCGGAGTGGTCTTCCGCGGCGACGGCGGCGCCCAACCAGGGGCCGTACTGGTTCAGGACTCCGCGGCCGATGGGTTCCCCGGACCGGTTCCCGGCCGAAATGTGCAGGAAGTCCAGGCCCGGCGTCTTCGGGACCCCGTCGATGGCCCATATCCACACCGACGGGTCGAACGGGTCCACCACGATCCCGACCCGGTCCGCGGGCAGGGGAACCAGCCATCCCGGCCGTAGTGTCCGGAAGTCCATGTCCCCATAGAGGGCGAAGTGGTTGCCGAATAGGACCAGGTCTTCGATGACGGCCCACCGGTAGTTCCAGGGCGTCGTCGTCGGGTCCGGGTCGGTCAGGACCGACGGTTGGTCGGGGATGGCTTCCGACACGTCGGTGGTCGTGTCGTGGCGGACGGCACGCCAGTCGGTCCCGGCCACGGCGTTGGCCAGCAGGGCCACCCCGCGGCCGAACGGCGGGAGGCCCATCGCGGCCTGTTCCCCCGCCGGGAGTGGCCCGGTGGGGTAGTCCCCGCCCAGCAGGAACGCCCACTCCGACCGGGGGCGCAGGTTGTTCGGGCCGGTGCCCAGCAGGCCCGACCGGCGGGCCAGTGACCGGGCGGCGGTGGTACGGGTGACCATGACGGCCCCCCTTTCAGTAGACGAAGAAATCCAGCGGAACTTCGACGGGGTCCGCGACGGCCGCGACGGCCCACGCCATGGCCCGCAGCAGGTCGGACCGGACGCCCCGGTGGGCGGGTGTCAGGCCCCCCGACGACGTGGGCGCCACCCGGACCCCGCAGACCTGCGCCGTCATCGCGGCGTCGCCGGAATGGACCAGGCGCCCAGTTCGGAGCAACGACCGGACCAGGGGAAGGGCGGCGTACGTGGTGGCGGTGCCAGCCTTCGCCAGGTCCACGTCGGGGACGGCGTCGCGGGCTTCGGCTTCCGGCATGGACGCCCCGTGGATGGCCCGGGACCCGGCCCGGCGGCCCGTGGTGAACGACGCCCAGGCGTACGCCTCCCCCCGATGCGCGAACACGTCGCCCCACACCAGGACCCGGCCGTCGGGGAGGTTCACGGCCGCAGCCGCAGCCGCGCCCAGGCCGTACCAATCTTCGATCCCGACGGCGATAGGCCCGTCCGGCACCGGGACGTGCAGGTCCGCGGCCAGGCCCCAGGCGTCGGCGTCCACCAACAGTTCGGTCTTCGAACTGGCCACGATGCGGCGCCCCGGCCACACGTTCAGGAACTGCGACCGGAACGACTCCAGGGCGTCGTCTTCGTCGGGGTCCACCGACTGGCCCGACGTGGCCCGGGCGAACTTCGCTTCCAGCAGACGTTCCCGCCGCGGGGACCAGTACGGCGACGCGAGGCGCCACGCCTCCCGGTCGGCGGGGTCGGCGTCGCGGGGGGCCGACCACTCCAGGATCAGGGACTGCGACGGCCGCCGGTGCGTCATCGCGTCCAGGACCGCGGACCGGCGGACCGGAACGGTGGCGGTGGCCGACCGGTGGGCCGTCGAGAACAGGACCAACTGCCCCGACTGGCGTTCGGTCAACGTCGGTTCTAGACCTTCCTCCACCCGGGCCGGTGGCACGTCCCAGGCTTCGTCACACAACGCCAGAGACGCGGGATAGCCGTACACCGACGGAAGCGCCCGAACGATCCACCGGGACCCGTCCGGGGCCAGGACTTCCTGTTGGCCGTTCGTTTCCTTCGGCGTCCACCCGTCGGTGACCCGCGCCCACATGCGGGCGCCCCGTTGGACCTGCGCACAGACGGCGATGTCCTTCCCGGTGTGCAGGATCAACTGTTCCTCGCCGAACCGTTCGGCCTGCGCCAGACGCCACAACGCCAGGTCACCCAACAGGACCGACTTCCCCACCTGCCGGGCCGTCGAGACGAAGGCGTCCACCCACACCAGACACCCGTCGGCGTCGTGTTCCAGCAGACGCGCCAGGGCCAACCGTTGCCACCACCGCGGCTTCCGGCCCAGTTCCAGTTCCGCCCAGGCGCAAGCCTCCGCGCCCCACGACCCCACCGCGTCCGGATGCGGCGGGGACATGAGACGCGGCCATGTCGCGTTGTCGGGGACGTCCAGCAGGGGACGGAGCCACGGGGCCTGATTCCAGACGTCTTCGGCCGGTCCCGGGGTGATCGGGTCCGGCGGGAGGTCGTCGGGCGCGTTCGGGTCCTCCCGGTGAAATCCCGGCCCGGC